TCCCAGGTCCAGACGGCGAAGGCGACGCGCACCAGGTTGAGAAGCTCCAAAGCATAAAGCCGGTTGTCGATGGCCAGCACTTCGGAAGCTGTCGGCAAGCCTGCAATCGTCGCTTCCAGATCTGCCAGATCCCCGGCCACGTCCCGGAAAAATCCTTCCTGCTCCCGGCTGTCGAACTGTTCTTGAAAACGTCTGGGCGCGGCCTTGGCTCTCATTCAACAAGTTCCTCCATACCGACAATCAGCGCCGGGGCGTCAGAAATGGCGAACTCCCATTGCCGGGTATAATAGCTGCCGAGCCGGTTGATCTGCCGGATGCAGACTTGATCCTTGGCGCTGCCGAGCGAAATAAGCCGGGGGTTGCTCCATGTCTCGCTGCCATTGTCCCGCCAGCGTACCGATAGCGTTCCCCCCGGTACGCGGGTTTTGAGCCGAATGCGCAACGCCTGAGAACGTTTGCGGCCCAAGCTACCATGGTCAATATGCCCGCTGCGGCGATAGGTGCGGATCTTCTCGTCGCCGTCAAGGAACGTATCGGAGTCCATGATCCAGATCTTCCCGGTGCGACGGTCGCCCACCAGGGTTAGCCCCCATGTGTCACAATAGGTCACACAATTGCCGATCCACTGCTCATGGGTGCCGGTGGCGGTGTTGTAGCGGCTCCACTCGGCCCATCCCTGCGGATCTCCGACGCTGGTATCGAGCACCAGTGTTTTGCCTTCGGTGGGAAACGACAGCATGTAAAACGGTCGGCCCGCAAACACGAAAGAGTCTGCCCTTGCATCGGCGACGTTGGCGAACTCCTGCAAATAACGATTCAAGCCCTTGGACAGCACCAGAGGGGAGCGCCCTTGCAGACGAATTACCTGCCGGTCCTCGTCAAGGCCGAAAATGGTATCATCCACCCAAGCAACGGAGTAGGGGGCCGCCCAACCGCGCCCGGTAAAGGCGTTCCTGGCCGGTACAAACGGCGTAGCGCCGTCATTCACCCATACCTCATGTGATTGTGGTCCGGCCAGATAGATTTCCCCGACAAAGGTCAGAACGCTAAATACCCGGTCTGGATTGCTTTCCGCCGTCACCCATTCCCCGTCCCAGTTGTCCGGTTCGGCAGGCCGCGAATAGTGCAGTCGTCCTGTGCCGATCTCGTTGGCGATCAGGTATTGGTCCAGGGTCGCCACATGGCTGACGGTGGTCGGCGCGTCCACATCGGCCAGATAGGTTGTGTCTCCGGTCGGCGTAAGTTTGACGATCTTGCCGCCGTTGGCCATGTAGAGGTTTCCCATCACCTCCGCGAAGGTCGGTCGCACGTTCTTTTGCAATTCGTCGTCGGTTACGTCCACCACGGTGCCTTGCTTGTCCGTGACCTTGAAAACGTGACCATCGGAGACGACGACCAACACGCCTTGAGTCGCCCACCAGTAAAAGCCGTCGATGGGTCGCCCGGTGGCCAGATCCAGAAAGGCCCGCAGGCCGGGGCGCATGTTCAGCGCGTTGGTTTCGTCCAGATACCCGTCAAACAAAGAAGCCCCCAGGTTGCTGAGGGCTTTTTCGTCCACGTTCTTATATTCGCCGCCGATAACGGGCAGAGGAATCCAGGGCATAATCAATCCTTATCGAAGCGGAACGTAAAGCCCTTGATGGCCGCAATCGGGTCTTTGCTCCAATCGCGCCCGTTGTATTTCGGAAACACCTTGTGACCGAGGCGGAACAGCCCGCCACAGGCCCACACTTGCAGATTGTAATAGGGCAGAAACTCCACTTTGTAGAGCGCCCACTTATTCCCCTCCGCCGCCAGAACAACCCGCTTGCCGTCGAGGTTGACCGACAGCAGCGGCGTAAACCGGGAAAAGTTGTTGCAGGGGTTGCGCCAGGCCAGCCACCAGAGTTTTTTCAGGTATGGCGTCTTGAGAAACTTCGGCGCTTGGTCGTGCCAGTAGTACCCATAAATATCGCCCATGGCCCCGTCATGCAGATTGTCCCAAGGCCAGGCCCACCAAGGCAGCCGCACCAGCCGCCAATCTTCCCAGGTCGGCACCCGGTATGTCTTGCGCTCCGTGGCAAATAACAGCGCCAGCGGAGTCACGAAAAAACCGGCGAGGATGAACACCTGCCGCACCAGAAACAGCACCAGCCAGAACGGAGCGATGTAAAACAGTCGGTGCATAATCCCCCTAAAATTTGATGCAATAGAGTAGGGCGACGTTTCGTGGCCGGGTTTCGGCGGCGGTCCTTGGGTCGCCGTTGGTCCCGTCCGTGATGGCCGCCCTGACACACCCATTTTTTACGCTGTTCGTGTTGCCGCCAACCGTATACCGACCGCCAGCCGTGGTGTCGGCACCCGTCATGTGTTCATGATAGTGGCCTTGGAACGCATCGGATTGTGTCGTACCGATGGCACGGGTTGCGTCAATGCCTCTGGCGTCATCCCATCCGCGCACAAACTCCCCGCGCAGATCCGGCACCAGAAACGTGGTCGAACCATCGCCAGCGCCGTAAGTTGCCCCGATGGCGGCAAACAGAGAGGCATAGGTGGTGCGGCTGACAGCTTGCCCGTTGCACTTCAGCCAGCCCGCAGGAGCGGAGTTCTGCGCGAAAGGCATAACGGCCCCGGCAGGCACCGCATAGCGCACGGTAGCGGGAGTTACGGCTCTTACGGCGTCGGTCGCCTCCACCACCTCTGCCACGGTCGCCAGTTCAATTTTCCCTGCTGTGGAAGCGCTGGCTTCGGTGGTGATGGTGGTTGCAATCGAGGCGAAGTTGCCAAGGGTGTAAAAGTTGATGCCGTCGAAACCCAACTGCACGCCTTCCCACTGCTCCGACAACACATAATTCGGGTCGCCGTTGATGGTGGTGCCGCCGCGGGAAATGGTAACGGTGTTGGCGTCGTCGGTGCTCTTGACGATGAAAGGTGCCTGCTGCATCTCGCCGGGATCGGGCAGGGTGATGGTGATATCCCCCGCGCCGGTGTCCACCACGACAATGGAGTCCTCGACACCGGCCACATAATCGGCAATGACCGAAACCGGCACGAAGATGTCTTTTCCGAGATACACGCTTTCCCAGGTGTATTTTGTCACCCCGGCAGCGTTCTTGATCACCACGTCGAACAGGCCATTGCCCCAGATTTCCGCCTGGCCGTTGGCGTCAAGTTCCACCTCCGCAACGGCGGTGCCTTTCAGCGGGTCGGTATACACGTCTTTCGGCGTGGTGGTGCCGGGTTCATAGAACTCCACGGTGCCGCCCGCCAAAATGCTGTTATCGGTGTTGCGGATACCGGCCAGAAGCGCCTGGAACACATTGGTACGATTCGCCATTTAGAAACCTCGCCGGATATCGAAGGCCCGTCCTGCAAACGGATGGACAAAGCGCGGAACAGGCTGCGCGTGAAGCTGTTTGAGTTCCTTCATCCGCTGTTGAGCGACGGCATACAATCCGTTATTCGTCTGCCCGTATTCCCCGGACAACCGTGCCGCCAGAAGGAAGATCAACGGCTCCTGATATTCGGGCGGAAGGTTTATGTCTGCGTCGGTGGTGGCGTATTCCGCAAGGGGTTTCCAGGATTCGAGATGCAGAGTGTACGCTTTGTCGGGAACAGGGTGCAGCGTGACGGTGCCGAGCGGAAAGGTGGGGTTGTAATTCAGTTCCGCCGAAATGCCCGAAAAACTCTTGTCAAAAATCCCGGCATAGTCCTGATTGGCTACCACGTTCAGCGGATAGTCGTTGCCGTCATCGCGCAGATAGGCCCGCAGGATGCGGAACGGTCGCGCCGTGTCCAGATCGCCCCCCGTCCCGATGGTGTAAGCCGCCGTCCCTATCGTAAGCGTAAAGGACTCCTTGACTTCGGCATGAATGCCCCACCTTTGCGACGATAGCCACAACAACATGGCGTTCAGAGCGGTCAGGGCGTCGGCCATTTCTTCCGGCTGCGGGCTACTATTGGCGTCATAGGTGTTGTTCAGCCGCAAAGCCGAGCGGATCAGCGCGTCAACGGTCATGGTTTATGCTCCGAACCTCCTGGACACGCCAAGAGGTATTGGTGGTAATTGCCGGTCCAGGCTTTTTGCCCGATGTGCTCAATAGTGCAGTCGGGAACCATCCAGATTTCGCCGCCAATGCCCCGCCAGCGTTCGCAAAAGGTATAATCCTCGCCCCAATATTTCCCGTCCTTGAGGACAAAATCGAACAGGGCGACGATCTCCTTATCGTCCTTGTCGGTGTAGAAAAGTTCCGGGTAGCACTTGCGCATCTTCCGAATACAGTCGCGGGATATGGCCATAAACCCGGTCCCGGCGTCCATGGTTTTCACCAGTCCGTCCTGCACAATCGGCCTGCCGTGCTCGTCGGTAGGGATGTAGCACACCCATTTATCTTCGTCGGTCTTGACGCGGTAATTGCCGACAACCAGATCCTTGCCGGTCATCAGCAGGCGCACCACATCAACCGCTTTCCACGCCATGTCGGAGTCGAGGAAAACAAGGTAATCTTCCCCGGCTTCCCAAAATCGTTGAGTGATCTCGTTGCGCACTTTGGTCAACACGCTGCCGCCAGATACAAGATCCACCTCCACCTCATACCCGCACAGGGTCAGAGCGTGATAGGTCAACATCAGGCTGCGCACGGTGGCCGGGTGCACTCCCCCATAAGCCGGAACTCCAAGCCGAACTCGCATAGCACCTCATAAAGCAGGGGGAGCCGAAGCCCCCCCTTGTGTGTGGATTAAGCCGCGCCCTTGATCAGGCCGAGAGCCACCAGAGCGGCCCGCAGTTCGTTGGCCAGGGTCATGGTGGTCGTTGCGTCGGTGGCGACAGCCTGCGATGCGTTGGCCCGCTGCGCGACAGGGGTTGCCCCGTAGAAGGAGATCTGTTCCGTTGCCGACAAGCCGAAGCTGGAGCCGTCCGGGTTGCCGTTGCCGATGATTTCACCGATTGCCATTGGTTCACCTCATAAAGAAAGCGGGGCCGTCAAGACCCCGCTGGTGGTTGTTTAGCCGACTACGCGGCAGGCCAGTTCCGGACGCTGCGCAAGGAAGCCATAGAGCATGTCGAAACGCATGATGAATTGGTCATTCACAATGTCGTAATCCCCGACAACACGCAGGCTGATCCCGTCCAGAACTTCGCGGGCGGCGTAATGGACACCTTGAGGCAGTTCCATATCGACGGTGGCCATGGTGAAGGCGTCACGGTGGAACACCAGGCTCTGACCGTAGGTGGTCGAAGCCACGGCGCCGAGGTTGGTAATCGGGGCGTCGCCAGCCGGGGCAGCGCTGACATTCTGCGTGGCACCGGAGGTCACAATCGCCGGCGAGATTTTCAGGGTGACGGCTCCGCCCGCTTCGGAGGTGCAGGTTTCGGTAATGACAAACTGCATCAATTCGCCGGTGCTCTGTTTGTCCTGGTTGACCGCATACACGCCAGCGATGGTCAACACGTCGCCCTCAAGGTAGGTGACGGCGTTGCCCGCGCCCTTGGCCACAATGCTGGCCCCGGTCTGACCGGCAGCGTTGATCAGCGGCGTGGTGTTGGTGCGGGTGCCGGTGGTGTGCGCCGGAACCAACTGGCCGAGCTTGAAATTGAGGCCCAAAGCGGAACCCATTTCGCCCTCGTCGTACTGCTTGGCCACTTTGCCCTGGCTGTTGAACAGGGTCGCCAACCCTGCGACGGTCGCGGCCTGGTGGGGCGGGGCGATAATCGCGGCCCGGTTGCCGTCACGCGGAGCCAGGAAGGTATCGAGCTTGGCACCGGCTTGCAGCCAGACCAGGGACGAAGCCGGAGCGGTGCCGACAGTCCCGGCAGCGTTGAAAACTTTCTTATACATGCCCTGCATGGCGGCGGATTCCAGGCGGGCGGCCAGACGAGCGGCAGCCGGGGCAATCACTTCCTTGCTGAGGCTGTCCAGGTTCTGCGTCATCTGCCGGGAGGTGATCGCCACGTCCACGCCTTCTTGGGTCGCGATGGTCAGGTTTTGGCTGGATGCGGTGATGTTCTGCACGTTGGCGGTGGCACCGGAGCGGACAGCAAATTCGGTCGGCTTGCGGATGGCGATAGTCCCGCCATGCTTGACGCTGCCCGCCTTGGTGTCGTTGTCGTACTGCCGGTCGATGGAGGAAATAAACGGGATATTCGAGCGCAGAACGCGGAGAAATTCACGCGATACGGCACTCGCATTGACAAAAGTGTTGGCCATGGTGGGTTATCCTTTCGGGCCTGCCTCACGGCGGTCCTTGGTGCGGTTATTGGTTGATCTGCTTGTTGCGCCAGACCATCCATTCGTCGATGGTCATCTTGTCCGGGTCTTTCTCAGCCGGAGCGTTGCCGCCTACCGGGTTGATGGGTGCCGGGGCTTTGGTCGCGGCCGCTTTCGGTGCGCTCAGTTTCGCGTCAAGTTTGGCAATCTCATACGCGGCCTGCACCGGAGACAGAGCGGTGATCCGCTGCAACTCTGCCGGGTTCTTGCCGAGATGGTAGGCGATCTCCGCGCCGTTCTCCGAGGCGACAAACACGTCTTCCAGGCCCTTCGGCACGAAGGCCACGCTCTGAAAGTCGGGATGCGCGGCGGCACCCTTGGCCACCAGCCCTTGCAGCCCTTGCGCGATCTGCTGCTGACGTTGCTGCTGCTGGTATTGCGTTTGCCCTTCCTGCTGCGCCCGGAATATCTGCCCCTGCACGAATGCCAGGTTTTCTTGCTGGTACTGTGCTACCGCCTGTTGGTATTCCCCGTCGGTGTCGTACATATAGCGGTCGGGCGGAATCGGCGGTGTGTCGGGATACTGCGGGGCTTGCGGTTCGGGCTGCGGCGGCCTCTGCGTCTGCTGCATCTGCTGCAACAGTGCGGCCTCCAATCGTTCAGCCCTGGCTCTTTCCTGCTCGGCCAGGCGCTCGGCCTCTCCGCGTTTGGCGGTCAGTTCGTCAAACCGTTTGCGATACCACGGCTTTTTCTCCGCCTCGCGATGTTCAGCCAGTTCTTCATCTGTCTCTTGCCCGTCTTGTTCGATGACGGTGGATTCCAGTTCTTCGCCGGTGGGCTGGTTCGGCTCTTCTGCGCCCGGTGCAGGCTCAATGCCTTGGATCTCGTCGCTCATGGTTCCCTCTCTGTGTTGCGCCCGGTCATGGCTGGCCGGTAAGCGTCGGTTTAAATCCTGCGTTCGATAATGTCCAACTGGCCCGCTGCGGTGTCCTGAATGACCGCGACTTTGATGTTGGCGGCGTCGGTGCCGATGGGGATTACCACGTCAANCACTTGCTCTGCTTGCAGCGGGAAGCTTTCAACAGCGGTTTTCTCGGCGCTCGGCTTAACAGCGGTGGGGTTGCTGCCGATGGCGATCCAGCATTTGATATTGCTGTACAGGCTGATCACGCTGGTGAGCGGATTCAGCCCGGCGCTCTGGCTCGATGCTGCGCCAATGGTGACGTACTGGCTGCGCGGGGCAGCGGCAAGGGGCAGTCCAAATTGACCGGCCATTTATTGACCTCCTCTGAGCAAGTCCATAGCGGCCTGCTGTGCGATTTGATAGGTGCGTTGGTCCTGCTGCCCGCCCATCTGCTGCAAGCGGGCCTGCTTGGTGGCGTTGTCAAGCTGTTTGCCCTGCAATTCCACCTCGTTTTTCGGGTCGGGCGGCGGCGGTTGCATCATGGCCTGCATTTCCTGAGCGATCTCGTCGCTCTCCGGCCAATCCAGGTTCTTGGCGATGCGCGGGAAGATAACCGGCGCGAACTGCGGCGCGGCCTGCGTGAACTGGATCATGCCGTCTGCCGCTTCCAGGCGCTTTGTGGTGTAGCCCGGACCCACGTCAACAACCACGTCATACTTGCCGATTGTCAGGTCGTTGCTCTTCTGCCCGGTCAGCGGATCTTCCTGGTTGATGGTGGCCCATGCTTCGGAACCGTCCTGATTGAGCAACCGCACAACCCTTGCCGTGTCGTAAATCTTCGGAATCAGATCCACCAGGATGCGCCCGGTATGCTTGATGGCCCGCGCTTGGTTATCCGTGAAAACGAAAGTGGCGTTGTCGCCCTGCTTCTGCCGCGCCATAATCGCCCGGCCTGAGGTTTCGTTCCCTTGCGCCCCCATGGAGGCGTCAAAGATGCCGGTCGTGGCCTTAATATCGTCGGCGCTCTGCATAGCCTCTTGCAGCGCCCCGGAATCGGGAATGCTGGCGGCTTGGCGCTGCGGTGCTTGGCCTCCGGTGGCGTTATACAGCAAGTACGGCTGAGGGCTGCGGGCGGCGGCGTTCCACTGCTCTTCGTGGCCTTCGATCTGTTCCGGCGTGACCAGCCAGGGCTGTTTCGGTGCCATGGCAATGGTTTCAACTGCCGTCGAACGCGCCCAGTTGTAGAGCCGCGCCGGGTCTTTGGCCATGCGGATGGCGCTGCGCAGAATCCTGCAGCCTTCAATCCATATCTCTTCGCCAAGGCAGGGGACGATGGGAATATATTTCCCCGGCCATTCCTGCGGGCCTTCCAGAATTTCCGTGCCGCTGATCTTGGCCCACATCACCCGGTCACACTTGGCCTTGCGTTCCTTCAGTATCGGAATCGCTTCGCCTTGTTCGGTGACGGCGAACACTCCGTCCGCCGCCTCGACGCGTTCCCCCGGCAATTCATCAACCGTCTTGCCGTTGCCGAGCAGGTAGATGGTTTTGGTCTTTGGTTCCTTCCAGAAATACTCCGCGACGCGCACCGTATCCTCGGCAAACCATCCGGCTTCGGATTCGCCCTGTCCCTTGCTCCATTCGGGCAAGCTGGCCTTCGGGTATTTGGCTTCGAACTCTTCCCGTGTCAGGGTGTCGGCCACAAAGCAAAAGCGGGCGTCGGAATAATCCAACTCCATGGCGGATTGGTCGAAATACACGGCAAACGGGTTGCAGATGCGTTTGATCAGGATATCTTGCTCGAAAACGTCATCATCGGCATAGTCGGTCAGTATCCGCCAATAGCCATAGCCACCACGAACCGCGTTCTCTGCGCCGCTGTCGTAAGCCGCTTCGCCGTCGCTGATATTCTCGATGTTGCGAATGAGGCCGTTCAGCAGCTCGGCCACCTTCGGATCGGCTTGACTGTCTACCGGGCGCACTTTGATGCGCGGGCGGTTCTGCCGCAGGTTGCCGACGATCTGCTTGACCAGCCCGGCGGTCTTGTTGATGACCAGGCAGGGGCGGCCCATCTCTTCGCGTTCCCGCTTGGCCTGATCGTCCCACTGTTCGCCATTCTCGAATTTCAAGTCCTCAAGCGCCGCTTCGCGGTTCTGGCTTTCCGCGGAACGGGCCGACTCGAAGCGGGCGAGGGCGGTCTTTAGTATTTTGGCGTCTTGCTTGCTCATTAAATACCCATCCATCCGCCTGCGGCGGGTCGGTGTCCATTGCTCTTCTTGACCGGCTTGCGATAGCCG